GTTTGGCTGGCGCGCTGGTGTGGATCTTCGCTTCAGGACGCCAATACAGGGTTTGACCCCCTTTGCCGGCATCAACCTCAATTGGTATGACGGCACCAGGCACACAATAGGATATGTCCAGGAGTGGGACAACAAACTCAATTACTACGAATTGCTGCCAGGCTCCTGGCCCTCAGGGCGGCAGAAATTTGGTATGCGCATAGGTGTCGAATACCGTTTCAACGACACCTGGGGCATGTCCATTGATGGCTCTGTCTCTCACTGGTACAGCAAAATAGTTGCTGAGGAAACTCCGTCAGTGACAGGCCAGAGGCACTACAAGGGCATCAACCCTGTCGCGCCCAGTTGGATTAACTTCGCCGTCCAGTACCGATGGTCGATGTTGTAGTTTGAACCATACTTCACACGGCTTTTGAATCAAAAAGGGGTTCCGAGAGGAACCCCTTTTGAGCAATTTAACATTTTTTTGATGAGGAGGAGATTATGATACAGTTTGCTGTCCTCGCACTTTCTCTGGCATTCCTGGGGATGTCATCAGCACCCCGGCAAAACCCTGCAGCGCAGGAAAACAAGGTTGACTACAGTAAGGGCGGACACGAAGCAATCTTTGTGCCGGACGATGTCACCCTGTTACAGGAAGATACTTTGCCGCTGGACGCAGCCCCGAATGAAATTAACACGAATAGGATGACCCGTGATAACCCACGCGGGATGCGCCTGTTTACGCTGATCCTCAAGCCAGGCCAGTCCATTAAAATTACGCTCAAGGCAACTCCTATGACGCAATATTTCATGAACTGGGCCCTGCCCCCGGATCGTTCTGATTTGCTCTATTCGAAAGTCAAAAGAGCCAGTGAGGCGCAACTAACGCAAAACAGGCCCAGCCTCAGCTTCCAAAATACCACTCCGCTGCCATACCAAATATCGTTCTTTTTCAGCGGACTCGCGGACAACCGTTATTCTGTAAAGCTGGAGAGAAAATAGGCTCTGGATGACGACTGTCAACAAAGTTGTTTCAAAGTCTTCAAATCATTAAAGGACGTTAAGGGGGCTGCTATATGGCCCCCTGATTTTTTTACGAATTTTATAGATTTCAAAACTCAATTACGTGATAAATGACAAATTTGCGAATATCCCGCTGTACCTTGCTGGCAAAACCAAAGAGTTAATGTGATTCAGCAATAGAAAAGGGTATGAGTACTGATCGTGCCTGATTAAGTCTAAACAAGACGGAATGGGCATTTGGCCTTGTTGCGGGTGACATAGGGCAGACCGATATTTGAATATCGGCTGTCGGTGGGTTCTTTTCCAATCCGCCATTGTCAGCCATGGAGGGCAACAATGGCTGATTTTGGAATCTCGCTTCAGTACGTACTCCGCCTGGAGGGCGGATGGTCTGATGACCCCGCTGACCCAGGTGGGCCAACCATGTATGGTATCACCATAGCTACGGCGCGAAGGCATGGCATTACGTCCAAAGAGGACCTTCAGGCCATGACCCTCAGGAAAGCTGCGGCCATCTACAGGGCAGATTACTGGCACTTCGAGGGCATCGAAGATCAGAAGGTCGCAACCAAGTTGTTTGACATGGCCGTAAATATGGGGTCTGGTACCGCAGTCAAATATTTGCAGAAGGTGCTGAACGTCTATGGGGCAGGTCTCAGGATTGACGGACGATTCGGCTCAAATACCTGCGAGGCCGTGAACGCCCGCGACCCTGCCCTATTGCTGGATCTGCTCTGCGGCGTATCAAAAGAACACTACGAAACCATTGCGGCTCGGCGGCCCGAATCAAAAAAATTTCTCTCGGGCTGGCTAAAGAGGGCGGCCACAGTGCCGCCAGTGCCGTGAATGACGAGTGACATAAATAATGGCGCAAGTGTCATGAATGGCTTGCGTACCGTCAGAAGCACCAGCACATCAACGCCTTAAAAACAAAAAACGCGGCGGCCAGCTGTTTAGTATCAGGGGTGCTGGGCGCGCCGCGCAAAGGAGCTATTTCCTTTATACATGGGTCACTTTTACTTGTCAACATTTTTTTTGATTTTTTTTCAGATGGGAAAAAAAGATGAACAAGCATCAGACATTCTTACTCTATTGGCTATCCATGCTGTTTTGTGAAGCACCAGCAGAGCCGTCAATCCGAAGGGTAGTTTTTTTCTTTGCCTTTGTATTTGGCATGGCGGTATGCGGACTTGGGATAGCTGGCTATGAAATATCCAGTCCGGTGCAGACAATAGCAATAACCATTATCACCTCAGCGTCAGGGGCTATGGGTCTGGGCCGCATAGCTGAGGCTATCGAGGCCAGAAAATGAAGCCCTCCGTATGGATAGTAATTTTATTACTTAGTTCCATTGCCGCTTATATTGTCGGGCGATATGGAAAACAGGCGGTCATTATTCCGGTTGAGATAGCAACCAAAGAGGCAGAGGCAGAAAAGATAATCGAGACGGCGATTGAGGCTGAAACAATTACGATTGACTCCAGACACAAGGTTGAGACAGCTATAGAGGCCCTGGGCGCAGCTACTAAGACTCGTATTCAGTCAGGGTTGAGTATTGATGACCTTCCAGAGCCGATTGCTGTTGAATACAGTGCAATGCAGGAATTAATCAGGGTGCAGTCTGCTCAGTTGGAACTTGAAATAAGGCGTGGCGATGCCTGGAAAGATGCTGCCCTTGCTTATCAGGAGCTTTCGGCCCTCCTGACACTTGAGCAGGGGCGGCTCATTAAGTCTGCTAAATCCAGGGGCTTTAGGTGGGGTTTAGGCACAGGTGCAGTTCTGGCATTGGCGGTGTTGCTATGAATGAGCTATATGAGGTCAAGACCTGGATATTGGTAACTCTGGTAATGGTTCTGATTGCAGTGGTTTCATATTTCCTTAAGAACGAGCATGGCAAACAGATGAAGGCTGAAGCTAAGGCAAACTTAGACATAAAAGAAATAACGACTATGTTTACTGACGCTGTACTCAGCTTCAACAAGTCAATTGCAGAGCTGACGCTTGTAATAAAAGACCTGGAATTAAAGATAATCAAGGAATATGTCACTAATGCTGAGTTTGATAAAACAATCACTCGACTGGACAAAGACATCAGTGGTGTAGGAGACCGCTTCAGGCGCGAGATGGACAGTTGCGTTAACAGGAAGGTCTGCTGATGAGTACCGTTCCTGTCAAGACTCCTTTGACTAGCGGCCCTGGCCTGATTGAATGGATGACTAATCCAAACGGCAACAATCACTGGTTTGGGCCTGGCATACCGCCGCGGCCTATGGCACAGCATACGGCTGGAAGGGCGTTTGATTATCCTGTAGCAGTAAATATGCGCTGGACTCCCAAATGGCAGGAGGGCATAACCTTTGCTGATTTGAGGGCTATCGCTGATAACTATGACTTACTGAGATTAGCTATCGAAACAAGGAAAGATGAATTAGAGTTCTGTGAATGGCGTATACAGAATAGGGAAGGGAAACAGAGCAGAGCATCAAAGGAATTACAGAAAAACTTATTGTCTCCAGACAGAGAGCATACCTGGCATCAATGGCAGAGGATGTTATTAGAAGAACTGCTCGTAACGGATGCAACTGCTATCTATGCCCGAAAGACGGAAGGCGGTGATCCATACTCACTGGAAGTAATAGACGGAACAACGATTAAGAGAATACTTGATGAGACAGGGCGTACTCCAATAGAAGGGCCAGCATATCAGCAAGTATTGAAGGGTATAGTCACTGCTGACTATGAGCGGTCAGAGTTATTCTATTTCCCACGTAATGTAAGAGTAAACAGGATATATGGCTATAGTCCTGTAGAGCAGGTAGTAGCAACTGTCAATATTGCACTGCGTAGACAGGCACATCAATTGAATTACTACACTGAAGGCTCAGTCCCTGATTCTATATTTGCAGTTCCCGAGAGTTGGGACGCAGGGCAGATAAGTGAATTTCAGGCTCTATGGGACAGCTTGTTCGGCGAAGGCAATATAGCAAACAGGAGGGGTGCCCGTTTTGTTCCAGGCGGTGTAACTTATATCAACACCAAAGAAGCGATATTAAAAGATCAGTATGACGAGTGGTTGGCCCGCATAATCTGTTTTGCATTCTCAATCAGTCCCCAGGCACTGATACCGCAGATGAACAAGGCAACCGCTGAGGTTGCTGAAGAGAGTTCCAAGTCCAGCGGATTAGAGCCTATCAAGAACTGGTTCAAGGGACTGATGGACAGGATTATTGCCGAGGTCTATGAGAGGCCGGAGCTTGAGTTTAGCTGGACACAGAAAACGGCCATTAAGCCCAGGGAACAAGCTGACATACATGCGATATATCTCGAAAAGGGTGTACTGCTGCCTAATGAAGTAAGGGCCGAATTGGGATATGAGGTCATCGCAGCTATGGACACTATGGACGCTATGGACACAGCGGACATTGTTACAACTGAGTCTGAGGAATCTGAAAAGCTGCAAAAGTCTTCATATGTAAAGCTCCCCCGGGTAAAAGCCATAAGCCGCAACAGGGCTGATATTCTGCCGCTAAAGGCCAGGTTGCAGAAAGCTGTATCGAACCTTCTCCAGAGCTACAGGGAGGGTTTACTGAGCCGATTACAGGCCATTAGCAAGGCCGAAATAGACTTGCTGGATATTCTCTTTCAGTACGACATAGACTTTAATCCATCTATTGATGACATTGAAAAAATATTAGCTCAGATAGCACAGAAGGGCGGCGATGCAGCAATCCAACAGATAAGGGCTGCGTTATCGCTTACACAGCAAAACGCTTATGACCTATTGGTCAATCAGGTAAATGAAAGGGCCGTAGCATGGGCGGCGAGTCATGCAGCTAAATTAGTTACTGACATAAAGGGCAGTACCCGTAAAGGCATTGCAAACCTGGTTTCGAGCGGCATCAATGAGGGACTGTCAGTAGGAGAGCTTGCTGGTCAGATAATGGCTAATTACGAATTTTCAGCACAGCGGTCAGAGATGATAGCTATTACTGAGCTGGCCGAGGCAGACGTAATGGGCAACAAGTTAGCCTATGTCGAGAGCGGTGTTGTCAGTGGACTGCAATGGGTCACAGCGAATAACGGAGCTGATGGTCGTATATGCGACGAATGTGAAAGGAACCACGGGGCCATAGTCCGGCTTGGAGAGGACGGCATGGCTATTAATCCATATCCAAGCGGGGCCAGAGGTGTTCCCGCTCATCCCAATTGTCACTGCGATGAGCTTCCAGTGCTAAAGGAGAAATCATGAAAAAAATAAAATTGTACGGCTCAATTCAAAAAGCCGAAAAGCAGAAGGACGGAACCCTGATTGTCAGGGGTATAGCGTCCACTGAAGCGCAGGACACAGCCGGAGAGACAGTCAAGGCTGCTGCTATGAGAGCAGCTATTCCTGACTACATGAGATTCGGCTCAGTCAGGGAAATGCATCAGCCTATCGCTGCAGGTGTTGCCCTCAAGTGCGAAGTCAATGCAGATGGTCAGACTGTCATTGAAGCAAAGATTGTTGACCCTGTGACCATCAGGAAGGTAGAAGAGGGCGTACTCCAGGGCTTTTCCATAGGCGGAAGGGTAACTGGCAGGGACAAGCTGGACAGGACCATAATCACGGGTCTCAGACTAAGTGAAGTCAGTCTCGTTGATAGACCCTGCAATCCTGAAGCACTAGTCAATCTCTGCAAAGTAGAAGATGACGAAAAGGATAAAGATAAAGACGAGGATGCAGAAGATAAAAAGGCAACCAAAGAGGATGATTCCGGGGATAAAGAGTCAGAGGGAGAATCCGCAAAAGACGATGACGGCAAAAAAGACGATGACAAAAAAGATGATGACGATGATGACGATGACGACACAGAAAAGCTGGAAAAGCTGAGTAAGTCGCATGACGAAGCACTGTCTAAAATCCTCTCTCTACAGACAACTATCAAAAAACTTCAGTCTGAGTTAGACACATTCAGGAAAAAACCTGCTCCAGCAAAAGGAGTACTGCGGACTGTCTCAAAAGGCGAGGATGTCATCAATCCTGACACTGAGACTAATTTGCAGAAACAAGCTGAAGTATTTGCTTCATTAAAGCCGATGGACCAGGCCCAGACATTAGTCAAGTTAATTCACGGCGGACGATAAGCGTCCTGCCATTTTGCCCGCCGTGTGGCGGAAAGGAGAAAGTCAAATGAATCACAATGAAATCAAAGACCTGCTCACTAAAGCGCAGGCATCAGGCACAGATAACTTAAATAAGTTCTTTGTCCAGCCTGGCAATCAACTACAGGGACTCATGGCCTATGACCTCGCCCCTGTCGCCGCTGTGTTGTATCCAGTCCTGACACCGCTGCGAAACAGGATTCCACGAGTCACGGGCGGCTTTAATATCCAGGCCAACTGGAAGGCAATCACAGGAATAAATACTACAAATCAAAGGGCAGGTGTATCAGAAGGCAATCGAAGCGCATTCATAGCACAGACGACCGCTGATTACTTTGCATCCTACAGAGGCTACGGACTCGAAAACTATGTCACGTTTGAAGGTGACTATGCTTCAAGGGAATTTGCAGACGTAAAAGCACTCGCAGTCTCTCAGCTATTACAGGCCATGATGATTCAGGAGGAGCGGCTAGACCTGGGCGGCAATACTTCAGTCAAACTGGGCAAGACTCCGACCCCGGCCCTCTCATTACAAGCGACAGGCGGCTCGATACCAGCCAGTCAGACTGTATCTGTAGTCTGTATCGCACTTGGCCCGCAAGCCTATTTAGACGTTGCTGGACACAATAACGGCATCATCGGCCAAAAGTTCGACCCTGCTACTGCTCATGTCCCCGGTCTGATTACGAGGGGTAATGCAGACGGGACGAATGACTCATTCGGCGGAGGTTCAGCACAAAAGAGTACCGCTGCTACTATCACGACCGGAGCAGGTGCAGTCAACTCTATCAATGCTGTCGTAGAGCCTGTGAGGGGTGCGTGGGGTTATGCCTGGTTCGCCGGAACTGCCGGAAATGAAAAGCTCTGTGCAGTAACTTCTGTCAATTCAGTAGCTATTACAAACATTCCTACAGCAGGTCAGCTCGCGTCTGAAATAGCAGACAGCGATAATTCGACAAGTCATCTCGACTATGACGGATTGTTTATACAAGCTGCTAAAGAAGACAGTAATTCCTACTGGAAGACCTTGGGGGTCAATCAGTCATTGACCAGTGACGGAGCGGGCGGCATCGAGGAGTTTGAGGAAGCCTTCATGGCCTTCTATAACCTCTACAGAATCAGTCCTACAGTCATGATGGTCTCAAGTCAGGAGTGCATCAATATCACAAGAAAAATCATAGCTAATGGGGGCGCGCCGCTACTCAGGTTCACCATGGATCCCAAGAGTCTTGCAGACGGTAAGATTTCAGCAGGTGTCTCAGTCGGAAGCTATCTGAATAAAGTAATGGGTGTAGAAGTTCCGATAGTAGTGCATCCGAACTTAGCTCCAGGGACCATATTCTTTATTTCAGAGTCAGTCCCCTATCCATTGCCGGGCGTAGCACATCCCATACAGAAGAGACTCCGTGCAGATTACTATCAGCTCGAATGGCCTCTCAAGTCCAGGAAGTATGAATACGGAGTATATGCAGACGGTGTGCTACAGCATTTTGCACCCTTCAGCATGGGCGTTATTACAAATATCAGTAATGGATAGGAGCAAAGATGATAATTCTCTATCATAAAGACATAGCTGCTGTCTCATATAACGGAACACAGTACAACGCAGACGGCTACGGAATGATTGAAGTTCCTGACGAAGCCGCGCCGAAACTGATAGCTGACTTTAATTTCATCATTGCAGGGGATGGTACCGATAAAGAACCATCCTCAGTTAAGACAGCGAAGCCTATAGCAACCTGGAGTAATGATGAATTAAAGGAAAAAGCAGACGAACTAAACATTGACGTAAAAGACATGAAGCGCAATGACCTGTTAAAAGCTGTCTCTGCTGCAATGAAAGCAGGACTGACAGCTCAGCAGTCAAATAATGACAGCGCAAATAACGACAGCGAGGATGATGAATGAATCCTTCATTCTCAGCTAAGTCGGGTATCAGGATGTCCGAATTGACCATCCAGGTCAGAAGGGCAGACGGCACCATCGAACCGCCCATGGTCATACGCTCTTACACAAACCCTGTAATGCGTATGCTGTGGGCGATACGATGTTTCATATCAAGGATAAGGAGATAAATATGGCAAATGTATTAACCAACGCAGGGAAGGGCGTAATCACAAACCGCTTTTTAGCTGATGCCCCTCTGAATATGTTTATAGGATGGGGCACAGGTGCAGGGACTTCTGCTGTAGCAGATACAACCCTGTTCACTGAAGCTGCTGAAGAACGTGCAGCAGCGACAGCGACACAGGAGACAGTAGGCACTGCCAATGATACAGTCCAGGCAGTAGGAACGCTCCAGGCAACAGGCAACAGAGCAATAACAAACGTGGGCCTGTTTGATGCAGTAACCAGCGGCAATTTGATCATGAAGTCAGACTTCGGGGTGCTAAATCTGAGTACCGGTGACTCCATAACCTTTACGTTGCAGTTGCAATTTACATAACTCTAAAAGGCCGAATGGCCTAAGAGTCATGGTTAGGAGGGTAGATGGCTGAATTATTTGCTAATTTTGCGAAGGGCGTAACAGTAGGCCTCTATACGCTCAGTGGCTCTTCCATCTATCTCAGCGGCCATGTAGAGCATATATTTCCACCTCTACCCGACAGATGGGCAGGTGACTTCTGTCGAATCGTCATATCAGACCCTGCGGGTGTTGAATATGAAATATGCAAATGCGTGCAGATTAAGCATGCGGCTAGTACCAATCCTCTTACCGAACTAATCATCATCCAGCGCGGAATGGAGGGCACCACGTCCAGAGCATGGCCAGCTGGCTCACGGGTAGAGTTAAGACTCACAGCAGGCGTGCTCCAGGACATTTGGGCAGCAATTAACAGCAAGGCAAACGCATGATATTGGGCGGTCATGTATTAGGGGGCGTAGTATTGGGCGGAGACACACAGCCCCGCACAATAGCTATGACCCTATCCGCCAGTGTAAAGGTAACTGCTATCAGACGTGCATTCTCTATAGCAAAGGTCATCAAGTCGTTTGGAGTTATTACCCTGTCGCAGAGCAGGTGCATTGATGTCAGCAAGGTTATAACATCCGATGCCCTTTCCCTGCACAAAAAGAACATCGGTATCAGCAGAATTGCAGAATCTGAAGTTCCATCCCTGCACAAAAAGAACATCGGCATTAACAGGACAGTTAATGTAAATGCGTTATTTAGTGTAGTTAGAGACATATTTGTTTCAATCATAGCTGTGCCTACAGTGTTAGCAGATAAGTTTCTGGAGCTATACAAGGGGCTATTTACCGTCAAAGTGTCAAGTAAGGGCAGTGTCCAGAAAGATGCTTCCCTGTCAACAGCGATAACAGGCACCACAGAGGCCAGAGCGTCCAGACATGCTACAAAGTCCATACAGACTGATTCAGAAGTCTTGACGAGCCATATAAAGGCCGCAAACTTAGCACTCCAGACAGTCCAGCCTGTGACCCCTCTGCACTCTAAGGACGCTGGAAAGAGATTATCTGTCAAACAAGGGATAAAAGCTAAAACGTCTAAGAATATATCAGCAACCAAGACTACAGACTCAAGCGTCAATGTCTTTGTGTCCAGGACTGTGTCCAGGTTATTGCTAATACTCACAAGCGTTTCATGTGTGCCGTTGATTAAAAATGTCCTCCACTATGTCAGGACTATCAGAGCGACACAGACGATCAATCCATCAAATGCAATAGAAATCAGAAAGCCTGTTAGTGTCAGGGTCAAAGCAAAGCCATATCTTTACAGACATTGGGCCATGGCCTTTATAGTCACTACTACAGTCATAGCACTTTCAACCGTTGAATATGTCCAGCGGATATTAGCCAATGCTGCCAGAAGGGTATTAGCACCCCTAAAGAGACAGCAGCTCAGAAAAGAAAAGGAGAATCAGTGAAGTTAAAAGCACCCCAGGGAACTACGTATATACAGACCCATAACAAAGTCTATGAACTGGATTCAGATAACTGTATCGAAGTGCAGAAGGACAGTCCTGACATGAGGTTTTTTATGGCAAAAGGTTTTCAAGAGTTGCCCGTGAGCAAAAAAAAGAACTGTCATGAAGCTGGAACCGCCGAGACAGCTGCAACTGCCATTATCCCTGCCCCACAAAAAACTTCTGAATGCCTATCGGGGGGGGTCGCTGTCGCTCGGTCACTTGGCAAAGACCATCTAAAAGGCATGAATTGAAGCGGATCATTCATCAGAGACTATGCCCCGCAGTGCGGGTCATCCCCCGAACCCCCCGCCGCGGGCGCGTAACCAACCAGCAACTAACCACCAACCACTATTTTTACGGAGTAATAACATGGCACTTTACAGTTTCGGAACAGGAAAGTTGATTGCAACGCCAAAGATAGGCGAGCCGATACAGTTCGGCACAGTCCAGGACGTGACCATCGATGTCTCGTTTTCAGACAAAGAGTTACGGGGAGAAAACCTTTTTCCTGTAGCAATTGCCCGTACACAGGGAAAAGTAGCAGTTAAAGCCAAGTTTGCAGTAATAGACGGCAAACTATTTAACAATATATTCTTTGGTGCAGACGCAATCACTACAGGAAATACAACAGAGCTGACACTCAATAATGGACTAATGGGAGCCAGCCCTGACTTCGCCCTGTCCTTTGAAACAAACTACAGAGGATTAAAGCAGACATGGGAGTTCCCGTGCGTAACAGCCAACAAGCTGGCCTTCGGTTATAAGAATGAGGATTTCACGATACCTGACCTCGACATGAGCGCGTATGCAGACGAGACAGGGAAAGTGTTGGTGGTTAAGTTTCAAAACCAGGGGTAACACTCTGTTTGGAAAATTATGTCCCCCGGGGGGTGCGGGGGGGAATTGAGCATAGCGAATCCCCCGCTTGGCATTCAGCGGCTTTTGACTATAGTTCCCATAACCCTATGCCTACAGAAAGGTAAACCAAGGTGACGAAGCAGCAATCCAAAACTGCAAGTAGCTTACAAGGTGACGGCTTCCCCGCTGCGGGTGCTTATCCAACAACCATTTTTTGAAAGATAACAATATATGCTCAACTTCATCCCAATCACAGAATCAGTAACAATCAGTAGTCACAGATTCCAGTTATCTGCTCTTCCAATGGGAGTATTACGCCGTCAGGTAATGCCCTTACTGGAAGCTAACAACATCATGGAGCCTGAAAACTACGACAGAATATTGAGCGTATGCCATCTGAGCATATCTCAGACTGACCCCACGATAACGACTGAAGACTTAGAAAACGCTCTGATGCTGACAGACCTGGTTGAATTATTCCAGGCTGTCATCAAAGTGTCAGGACTAAACAGGAAATCATCCAGGGGGGAAGCCTTAAGCCAGGAGAGAGTAACCCAACCCTCTTCTGGCGAGACATCTATGGACTTATCGCAACAGCAACCGGATGGAGATATAGCTATATCGACCGTGAGTTGACCCTGCCGGAAGCTATTGAGCTGATGGATTACTGGACAGACTATCCACCAACACATCTGTTAGTCAGAGCTTATATGGGAATAGGTAAAGACGATGCAAAGCCAAAGAGCCTGGACAGTTGCGATGATGCAGAACTGGATGACTTTTTAAGGGTAGTGAATGGGGGATAGGAAATGGCCGCAGTTGGTACTACATCTAATACCCGTGTTCCCCTCTTTTTTCTTTTTCTCCGGGAATCCACTCTTTACCGCAATGAATACAGAACCACAATTTTTCACGGTGTCTGAGGACGTAGTCCCATTTCCGCTGCTTTTTGACTATCCGATATTTCAGAAATATTCCCGTAGCGAGAATGATAGGGCCAAGTATTGCGAGGACATAGAATATGATCTCAGGATCATTTACAAAAGAAATAATCGGAACCGCTATTGACAGTGGTACAAGTGCGGCCCCGATGCCAATCGCTATCCAGGGAATCAAAGGCACCGGGCGCAAAGACATGGAATATTTTTCAATCACGGCAGGAATCACGTCTCCGCTGTTAGCTGAGCCATGGTCTGCATTTGTCACACCGACTATTGCGAGTGCCACAGGCTGTGTATTGTCTGAGTTGCAATTGGGGCAAATTGAATTTATTGCCATTGATGCTCCAGGCCAATTTCCATTATTAACTAAAAGGGTGACAAAGTGCAAAATAGTGGCTATTCAATAGACTTTTCTATCGGTGCTGATTATGCAGGTTTCAACTCGGCGATTGCAGAAATTGGCAAGTCATTGCAAAACCTGGCGGATCATGCAGCAAGGCAGACCAGCGCGACCCAGGACTCGGCTCAGAAATCCGTTGGAGAGACGACAAAGTGTATGGAATCAATTTCATATACAGTCAGGAATGTAGAGGAGCAAATAGAGGCAACCGTATCTGCACCGTCAAGATGGAATAAAGAAGCCATCAATATGGCTGGGCAACTCGATATTACAGCCGATAGTGCCTCCGTCCTGAATAAGGCATTGGGTTCGATCAATTCCGCTACGGAAGAATACCAGCGAAATGTTGTTGGTATATCACGCACTAACAGTTCCTGGAAGGAAATGGGCGACTTAATAAAATTGGCCGGTGAAGCTATCGAGGATGTCGCAGGTAATATCGAGCGGCTGAATTCTGATCCTGATGATAGGGCGCAATGGCAGTGGAGTTATGCAATGAATGAGGCTGCCGTCTCTGCCGAAAAGCTGTACTCAATTATCTGCAACATCCGTAATGATGCGGCAGAGGCTCTGGAAAAATGGAACAGTGCTGCAGCAGACATCAGGGACATGGGCAGACAGGTGACAAATGAATGGAAGGATATTTTTTCAGAGATGGGGTACCACTGCGAAAAGTTTAGCCAGAGTTCGGACTATACATTGTTTGCAGAGTCAAATGAAGCACTCGACCGCCTCGCAACTGCCAGGTTTAACACCGACCAGGAATTAATACCGAGTAGCGTTCAACAGGTTGAACGCAAAGAACGCCAAAGTTTTTTCAAACGCGAGCAGAGCACGCATTATCAAAAACTTGCGGGC